CGCTCCTTGGAACACCAGTATACCTTCAAGGTTGGCGCCAGCAGGTTCGTATGCCGCCGCAACACAGCCAAGCATCCACTTGCTCATCAACAACAACTTGAGCTCCTCGTTCGGGCTCTTGATCGTACCAAAGAACCTCGCCAGCCTTTCTTTACCATCCCAAGGCTCCGAGTCTATCCACTCCTTGACCGGATTAAACTCCCTCGCCAGCAGCTTCAAGTTCCAGCGCAGACGTTCGTGCGGTATACCCGCCACAATGCAGCGGTCCTCAATCTCGATAATCGCCGCGTCATCCTTCAGATCAGCGATAAATTCTTGGTTGGGTACATGTATCTCGATGCTCTTCTTAATGACGTTGTAGTCCACCTCAATGCCATTGGTAACCAAGACGCCCCGATGGTTCTCTTTGGTGTGCATCATCCGACCGTTGGAGTTGCGCTGGAAATCGTACTCAACCGGAATGTTTACCGATTGCAGGGTGGGCAACACCTCACCCTCCAGCACCGCATGGTCGTTGTAATCGCCTTTTGATGTGGGCATGAGGACCTCGGCAACTCCGTTCAGAGCTTTGAGGGCCTGCGCTCCTTTGATCGCTTCCTTCTCTCCAGTCATCGAGTCGTCACAGTCGGCAATGAATACGTGCCGAGCCGTAGGAAAATGCTCGAAGATAACCTCGGCGACAGGCGTGAGGTTGAATGCATCGAAGCACACAACCGTGGGCTGGCCGTTGTCTTGGTAGTAGCTGGCCGCAGTCGCATAGCCCTCCACATAATTAATTGTTGTAGCCTTCTCCAAAAGCTCCTGCCCAATAATGAAGAAGCTCGCCTTCTTCTTGGAGCCAGTCAGGAACATCTTGGCGCCGTCATCGTCGATGTACTGAAGTCCAACTATCTCAAGATCCGAGTTGTGCAGCGGAATAAGTAGGCGACCGTCCGACGCAATCCTGAGTCCGTGCGACCGCACACTCTTCTTGCTTAGATAAGGGTGGGCGTCGCAAGCACTGCCAGACTCCCAGATTGTTTGGGACCGCTTCGCCGCCTTGTTGTTGCGCTCGATCTTCTTCTCTTCGGCCTCGGCCTGCAACTGCTTGATCTCTTCGCGCTGCTCGTCACTCATATGGTAGCTGCCACTGTTGTGCGGCTTCCAAGTAGCGGTTGGGTTGGCCTGATCGATGCGATAATCCCCGCACCGACCATAAGGTATGCTTTGATCTGCCCAGAACTGATACCAGCCTGTCAGCTTGCGCTTGCCGTCAACCTCCATATAGGCACGGCCAATTGATCCATCTACTAGCAATCCCTTCTTGGGGTCTGGGACCATGCCGTTGGCGACGAGAAATGACTCAAACTCTTGCCGAAAGTTCCCACTAATTGGTCTGCTGTGATCTTTTTTTGGTGGGCTTTTGGTCTTCAATGCCATTCTTCTGTTCCCTTTTCGGATTAGTTGTGTACAATAGTGCAAACATTAGCAAATAACAAGGAAATTATCATGGCATTAACAACTTCAATTGGCTCTGGCGGAGAGTCGTCCTTTGAATCTGTCCCACCCGGCTCTTACGAGGCCGTATGTTATCGTTTGGTGGACGCAGGCACCGCAGAAGAAGATTATAAAGGTGAAATCAGCAAAAAGCACAAACTGTATATATTTTGGGAAATTCCAGAGCTAAAGCTCGACGATGGACGCCCATATTCTATCTTTAACGGATACACAAACAGTCTAAACGAGCGCTCGAACCTGCGCCGTGATCTGCAAGCGTGGCGAAACAAGCCCTTCTCTGATGAAGAGCTTGAAGAGTTTGATCTAACCAAGCTGTTGGGCGTAACGTGCAAGATCAACGTGGTGATGAATGCCAACGGTAACCCAAAGATCTCTGGCGTATTCTCCAGTGACAATGGCGTCAAGCGTGTCAAGACGATTAACGAAAGTCAGATCTTTGACCTCGAAGACTACTGTAAAGAGTTCAGTGGCGACGCATGTGCAGAATCCAAAGTGGCGTGCGATAACTTTGAGACGCTGCCTAGATTCGTCCAGTGGCGCATAGCGGGCTGCGACGAGAACGGAAAAGACCCAGTAGAACCGTGCTTCGAAGTTAAGGCAGCATACAAAAAAGGTCTGGCGGCTTTGGCACCGCTCCCAGAGAAGACGGGCCTTGGTGGCATCGCATCAAGTCAGGCTAAGAAGCCCAACAATTCAGTAGCCGAGCCACTCATTGACGACGACGACATACCATTTTAATGGATACAAAAATCTCTCATTTGGAGGGCACCATGCCTATTTCAAAGAAGGAAATTGATAAGCAGGTCAACTCGCCAGAGCACTACATCTCTGGCGATCTTGAGTGCATTGATGCCATGGTAAGTATTTTTGGCCTAAAGCGCACTCAAGATTATGCGGAGATTGCCGCCTTTAAATATGTGTACCGCGCTGGAAAGAAGGCAGGCAACCCTGCTGCCCAAGACAAGGCGAAAAACATTTGGTACACACGTTTTTCTATGGGCGATGATCCTAGGAAATAATATGAACAACGAATTACCACCCTTCCCGATACATAGGTGCTCACAGTTAGATGCTGAGCACGACTTTCTTCAACTCAAGAGGGAGAGCTTCACTAATCTCATTGCTCCTAAACAATGGAAAAGCCGAAGCCAGCTACCTCAAGAGTTTGTGAAAGACTATGTTGTCGGGCGTTCAGTTGTCGGGAATAAGAGCTCCAACTTTTATCACTGGCAATCAAGAATGGCCTGCGACTCTAATAATTGTCCGGCCCCAATTCGCGCTTGGTATGACCGCAAACTTCACAAGAATATCGCGTCATCCAAGTATTATGAAGAGAGCCATAAGTCTGCGCTTACGATGCGTGGATATGTAGCCTCTCAGTTTAGGCCGAGTGCTGCCAAATGTTTGTACGAGATTTTTGGGGCGACCTCTATTTATGATCCGTGCGGCGGCTGGGGAGATAGGCTCTCTGCTGCGCTCGCTCACTCTTGCCACACCTATCATTGCCGAGATGTAAATCCACTCGTATTTACTGGTTACGCGCTTCAGCAACACGCTTTTGATATAGACCGCAAAGCAAGTTTCGAGTATCAAGGTAGCGAGATAAGCTGCCCAGCAGAGGGCGCCTTTGATTTTGTCTTCACCAGCCCTCCTTATTGGAAAGTAGAAAAGTATGCTGGCGACAAGCAAAGCTTCCGCGTGCATAAAAAGTTTGATGCATGGATGTCTGGGTTTCTGTTTCCAATGCTCAAGAACGCTTGGGCCGCTCTGGAAGATGGTGGAGTTATGGCTATTAATGTATCTGACTGTTATGCAAACCACACCCAAAATATCATATGCGAGCCAGCAATAGAGTACGCACTTGAGAACCTGAGCGGTTGCCACATGGCTGGCATCATCGGCTATGAGATATCGACCCGCAAGAAAAACGGTTGCAACTCAGAACCCATACTTATTTTTAGTAAGAACGCGCCGCTGTGTTTAGACACACTGCTGGCCAAGCAACTTAAACAACAATCACTGGAGTTATAATGGATTTTAAAGTAGGAATTTACGAAGACCTAGATTACCCAACATATGATTCTATTCCAGCGTGGCGAAGTCACGATCTGACATCAATTGCCAAGTGCCCCTTCACTTGGAAGCACAGGGTGTTTAATAACAGTCCCGCGCTTCTTGAGGGAAGGGTTCAGCACACCGTATTTTTGGAGCACCACAAGTTTCACGAAGAGTTCGCCATTGAGCCTATCGTTGATCGCAGAACTAAGGCGGGAAAAGAAGAGTATGCCGACTGGCTAACAACCGTGGGAGATAGAGCACCAATTAAGCAGGACATGTATGACGTTTGCATGGAGCGCCGAGAGATTGTAGCTGAGCACATCCCTAAACCAGAGCACTCTGTTGAGCTTACCCTATGCTGGATATGGAACGGCCAGCCATGCAAAGGAAAGCTTGATTGGCACACCGGAACAGATATCTGGGACCTAAAAACATGCAGGGACGCATCCCCTAGGGGCTTTAAGAGCGCTATCAACACGTTCAAATACTATCAGCAGGCCGCTTATTACGTTGCGGGGTGCCGCGCTGTTGGGCTGCGCACAGATAAATTTTACTTCCTAGCCCAAGAGAAAATGCATCCCTACCCCTATGCAATCTACACTTTGACTGACGAGGCCATTGCTTACGGCGACGCAAAGAACGAGCAGGCCATGGCTGTTGGAATGGCGTGCAGAGAGCGCGACGAGTACCCACCTTACAACCAGAGCGGGATTCGGGAGTTCGACATTGCTGATCTTTACTAAGGAAGAGCAAAAGAAAGAAGACCAGTGGTCGGCTGATAAGATGTATCACGCCGCTCGCTGGGTATGGAAAAAAAGGTTTGAGACGATGCCGTCGAATAGGGTGGTGAAAATTACTTGGGCTGATTGGTTCAAGAAAATGTTCAAACGCGATCTTTTCGATTATGCTAACGAAATGGCAAAAAGAAAAAAGGGTCAAGGCAATGGCAAAATCTAAAGTAAACGAGGCCGGTAATTATACCAAACCAACCATGCGTAAAAGGCTTTTCTCAAAGATAAAGGCAAGCAGCAAGGGCGGTTCCGCTGGACAGTGGTCGGCTAGAAAAGCTCAAATGCTTGCCAAGGAATACAAAGCGAACGGTGGAGGATACAAAACATGAAGGGAGTTAATCACTACAAAAGAAACGGCACGTTGTTCTCTGGCGCCACACATAAAATGCCAGACGGGTCTCTGCATACCAACAAGTCCCACACAAAGACCAGCGTAAAGTTATTTCACTACAAAGATTTGTCTGCCACAGCGAAAAAGAGAGCCAAGTAATGGCGCTTAAAAAGACTCAGAAGTCCCTCAAGAATTGGACAAAGCAAGATTGGACCACTAAGTCCGGCAAGCCGTCAACTCAAGGTCCTAAAGCTACCGGTGAGCGTTACCTTCCCAAAAAGAAGATTGCCGCTATGTCTGACGCCGAGTATGCCAAGACCACGGCTAAGAAAAGAAAGGATACCAAGGCAGGAAAGCAGTTTTCATCGCAACCCAAGAAGGTTGCGAGTGGCGGGGCCATGAAGAAAACCAAAAAGAAAAAAAGCTAGAACTAGCCACCCAACACGGCGATGGCGTTCCTGTACTTTATAAGCTCCTTGATTGGTCCCGTGATCTGCTCAATGTCGTCTAGCACATCGCTATTGAGGTGATCGCACAGGGCGCTCCAACCCCCAAACTTCCGACCCAGCTTTGGAATGTACATCGTGCAATCATTCTCTGGGTCCTCACAAACAACCTGACATAACATCGAATCGGAGTAGTACCCGAAGCAATGTATCTGCCTGCCGCCCTCAAGGTTATGAACATAATTAGCCATGGGCCCACACCTCTTTGATCTTCCACTTCTCAACAACAGGGTTGCCCTCATCGTCGATGTCGATAACAACATGGGCGACGGTCTTCATAACCTTGCCGATCCTGTATCCACAGTCGCCGCCTGCGGTCCCGTTATACACCCAGATCTTGTCTGGATACTCTGGATTCCAGTCCCAATTGAAATCTTCCTCGGCCCTCTTTTCCCACTCAAAGTCGTTCTTGAACTCGGCCTCAACAAACCTGCCCATCACGGTCTCACTTTCAAACGGTGCCCAACCCATAACTATCTCCTCTCAATTCCTCAGTACATGTACATTATAAGCTATATCGTGTCGATGTGCAATTTTTGGCACCCCCATGTTTAGTACAGATATGCATAAAAAAGTACATGAGTATAACTATTCATTCTAAGTGTTGTGTGTAATTATGTGTACAACGACACGATATGTGCTATTATATACATGTGGTGAGGGAAAATTGATAGGAGAGTTGAGATGGTTGTTAGTGTTCAGAGCGTGGTCGGTAGGAGGGGCGAGATGCCAGTGGGCGTTGAGAACAAGATGATCATGGCGATACTTGCAATTGGCCTGATAACTTCTGTTTTGGTTTTGGTTTAAGGAGATGATGATGGATTTACCTATGACTGTTTATAAGAATAAGACTGAAAATACTTTCGTCTACTACTACAACCGAACCAAGGATGTGTTCGTTGACAAGATGGAGTTCTTGGAGCTCAACGGTGATGTGGACTGCGTTGTTGTCGATGACACCCTGACCGCACAAGAAGTTGATGAAGTGTTCGGCGATATCTACGGTCGAGAAAAATATGTTTACTACAAAGAGGGAGATAAGAGATGAAAGTACCAAGAGAATATTGGATACCCAAGGGCGCTGTCGAGGTTAATTTAGAAGGCGCAAACTGTGTTGTTTATACATACTTTAACAATGGCCACTGCGCCATGAGCTTCCACGGCAAAAAATCAGCAGCAACCGACAGGTATAAGTTTGCCACTGTCGAGAAGCGTGATGCTTGGGCGGCAGATACTTTGGCCAATGCCAAGGCTTGGGAAGTTAGAAAGGCCGAGGACAAAGCCAAGAGGGCGGCTGACAAGAAAGAGGCTATGGCCAAAGCAGTTGTTGGTGACATTTATTACTGCTCTTGGGGTTACGATCAGACCAACATTGATTTTTACGAGATAGTTGCTAAGAAGGGCGTCAACATTGAGATCCGTAAAGTATCCAAGATATTGGACCGATCAGAGCGTGGCGCCGATTATGTGTGTGCCAAGAGGGGTTCATACATCGGTGAGAAAGTTATCAAGAAAAGATTCAATGGTAGCGGCAACATCACTATGAATTCATACAGTAGCGCTTACCCTTGGACTGGAACACCAAAATATGAGACCGCTTCGGGGTACGGTCACTAGAGGTCCTCAAACATGTGGATTGCACGCTTTTTATCGTGCAGCCACAACACCAGCAAATATCTGTCACCAGACTCCACAGGAAGCCCCCTGTGGAGATTTGTAAATGAAGGGAATATCAGTGCATGTCCAGACGGCAATGGCTTTAAAACGCCATGGTTGTGGAATTCTGTGCCACCACCAATGTAGTCGCCGGTGTTCAGTGGAATAACCACAGAGATATCGGATGACTCGTCGTGATGCCAAGCTCCCGCTTTCTTGTCTTTTGGGTTGTAGTTGGCGATTTGTATAGTCGAAATGTCAAAGCAATCGCGCTGATAGAGGCTTAAAAACAAGGGATTTAGGATCGTCTGAACAACAAACCACATTCTTTCGTATAGCTGCGGAACGTGGTCCCTTAGAATAATTTCGGGTATCTGACGGAGTTGGTCCTCCCCATCGTTCACCTTAAAGCCTACGTGCTTCTCCATTTCTTTTATCTCTTCTACCAGCATCTTGCACCAAGCACGCCTAAAGAGGGGAACAGTGTAAATGTCTGGAAATGGATTTTTGCACATTCTGGATGCGGGGGTTTTCCCAAGGCTCTCCGTACCTTCGCTGACTCGATATTTTGCGATATCTGGAATGGATTCCTCAACCGCTTTATACAAAGGTTGATTAATAAACCAGTTCGATTTGATGCTGAGCATGTAGTTTTTTAGGTTATATTTCATAGTTGTAAATTGTTGCACAAATCTATACCATGTACAAACTTATATGAGATAAAGAGCACATAAAAATGATTGATATTGAGTTAGGCGCAACAGAAAAAAGCCACCCCGACCGTCAGCGGAAAAGCTTGGCGGTGGATCAGCACACATATGACCTTCTGGCCGAGATATGTTTTGACCAACGGCGGTCAAAAATTGATCAGTTAAAGATGTTAATCGAGCATGAGCACGATAAATTGTTTCTGCCTCGGAACGTCTCTCGATGATTGGCTTTGCGAAGAAAAAAACTTTACCACAATCCTACAAGCCTGTGCTTGAGGGTGGCGAGGTTATTGATCTTTTTGCTCGGCTTACACTGTATCAGCAAGCGGCATTAATGCGACTACTAAGCAGAAACACCGTGCTGAACGTCAATGGCGAGCAATATATGGGTTATGAGTTTGATTACGAGGTAGAGGGCGCTGTTATATCCGTCTCTCAGTCCGTAGAAGAATCAGATTAACCCAGCAATACCCCCGCCTGTTTGGAGCCTAGAAGCCAACTCCCTATCTGCGTCATTAGGCAGGATAGTTGGGGAAATACCCGACTGCCCAGAAAAAGATCCAGACCCCATAGATGGCAACGGCTCAAACATTGGAGCCCCAACGTCAGGCATATCGATAGATTGCATCTGCGCCATCAAGTCTTCCTTGCTAGGCAAAACCTTGTCCGCCGTAGACTTTGGGACCGACTGCCGAAATGCAGCTTCATTGTTAACTGGTATTCCTTCGGTTGGCGATTTTTTTAGCGTCTCTGTGTCCTGCCACTCGATTGGCTCAATGGCGTCTTGGCTTAACCCCTGAATAACGGCGCGAACCTCATCTCGAATGTCTGGATTGACCGCATATATTTGCCCCAACCGCCTAATGTGCTGGCCAAAAGATTGTGGATTGTATGCCGCCTTCTCCACGCCTTCTGCAAGCCAGTTAACAAACGCCTTGTTTGTCATTAGTTTTGCGGATGCATATGGTGCAATCAAACCTGCAAATCCGAACTCGAATCCTTCTCCGGCCAAGCCAGCGCCGGTGGCGGCAGCGAGGGGCCCAAATGTCCCCATTGCAGTCAACAACCTTGCTGTGCCGGAAGGGTTTGACATTTCACTGGCTGACTTTCCAACCCTCTCTATGATTTTGGCTAGGTTGTCTAGCGCGGGGGCTAATTTCTCATATTCTGTGCCGCCAAAAAGAGCCTCTCTGGATTCTTTTGAAAGGGTGTTCCACCTATTAGTAAAGGTGCTCGGAGAAAACCCAGCATCGGATATAGTTTCGACGCCTTCCTTGAGGGCTTGCTCACCCATCTCGGAAACCCCAGCAGATCCGGCGTTGGGCATACCCATCTTTCCAAGCATGTACCCAGACAGGACATTAAATTCTTCGGGGGTAAACTGCCTGCGCATCTTCTCTATGCGCTCTGCCCCTTCTTTGGTACCGCCCAGAACCAGACGCAGGGCTCCAGTCGCCTCTTCCTCCCCAGACTTAATAACCTTATCTATAAAGGCTATGTCGCCGCCCTTGCGCATACTATTTTTTACGAAAGCGTTTGCCGCCTCGAACTTGTCTAAAATGTTTTGCTGTGCTTTTTTGCCTGCCGTTCCGCCAAAAAGATCCATCTGGGCGCTGCCTGCACTCTTAACCAGATTGTCTAGGTCACTAGTGACAAACCCAATAAGCTCTTTGACCTTTTTCTCAGAAGCATTGAGTGCGCCCTGAGACTCGGCTTTGCGCACCGTAGCCAGTAAACTAGTGCGAAAGCTTTTTAGTTCGTTGTACCCAAGTTTTCCTTCTCCGGCATCTCGCAAAACTTTTGCAGCGAGCTCCAGTGCAGGATCAACGTCGGGGCTTCCGGTGGCTGTTTTGCTGGCCGCAAAATATTTATCGACAAACGCCTTGGTAGAGGGCGCGGCAGACTTTACGTCTCCAACCAGTTCGCCGATTTCATTGTACATTGCAGTAACTTTCTCGTCGTAACGAGATCTTGCTGCCTGTGCTGCATCCATTGTTCTGTATGCTGCATCAGAGGTTGTTCTTGCGCCGCCGTACTGTTGTGCCAGTCTTGCGGCCTCTTGTTTAATTTGTAACAGCGTTAGATCGGCGTTTTCTTTCATAGTGGTAACCGATGTGGGCACCGAAGCAAGCATTCGCTCAAAAAGGTTAGCCAGAGGGCTTCCTGTAATCTGTCCTACGGTGGGATTTGTTATCCCAAGGCTCTGCATCTTCTGTAGCGTCTCTTTAGCCGCCTTAGACATTGTTCTTGTCACAAACCTTACTGGCGCACCAACGCCAAATTTTACGCCTTGAAACACCTTTGAGGCTACGGGACCGGCCGCCGCGTTAAAAGCTGCCGTAGTTGCAAAGTCAGAAAGCCTGTCCCCAGCCCCTCGATTATCTTCGGTCTCCCCAAAATAATCCAAGATGGCAATGTATGTTTCCCTTGCCGCCGCACTTCCGATGCCCTCTCCAGCGACAAATGCCGCAGTTGCCGCAGGGATCGTTCCAAGCACTGTGGGCGCTGTTGCTGTGGCCGCTGCACCGGCGGCTAGAGTTCCAGCAGTCAATCCTCCAACCATTTCTGCAATTTCTGGTCCTGCATCAGCAAAATCTGCAATCGTTGGAATTGGTATACCAAACAACCGAACATCCTCGTCAAACAGGCTCAGCCCCCCAGTTTCTGGGTTGGTAATGATAAAGTTGCCCCTACCAAAATTAGCCGCGCCACTCTCTGGGTCAAAGACCTCCACAGGTATGGCATCTGGATAGAATTTTTTAATTGTTGCCAGCTTGTCTTCCGTGCTTTGCGCAGCAGCAACTTGAGCCCTGACACCGGCGGGTGCGCCCGACTGAGTGTCAATAGAGTCGTTAAGCTCCTGCTGAGCCATGTTCATCAAAAAGTCGTCGTCATACGTCGGAACGTCTGGAAATGCAACTTCCTTATCAACCATACTTAAAAGCATGTCGTCATTTAAAGTGTCGAGTGCTGTTTGACTCATTCTATAAGTCCCCTTTCGCGCAGTTTATTTGCTAGTTCGGGGTTAGTTTGCGCTCTTTTCTTTAATATTTCCAGAGCCTCTATTTGCGGCGCCCCGCCGTCATCGCTTTCAGCCAAGTCTTTTTCGGCTCTATCAAAGGCTTTGCCAGCCATAGACTTCATACTTACTACCTGTAGTTTTCTGGCTCTTCGCTTTTGGGCTATTTCTTCAGGCTTGTCGCCAGCCTCCGGAATGTAAAGCTGAAACATTAATGCTGTTTCTTCTGCGGTTAGCGCGGCACCGGATTCCTTTCTTAAAACAGACATGGCAAAGTCTAAGGCGGCGTTATCAAATACCTGAGTCTTCCCAGACACCAAATAGTTTTCAGCAAATTCAGGAACAAAGGGCCCCTGCTCGATCAAGATCTTGTCTTTAAAGTTGATTGGGTTGAATCCAGAATCCATTACTGAATTCATATTAGCATTTGCTTCCATCATTCTTAGCGAGAAACCCGCCGCCTTGTTTTGCTCGCCAGTGAAGGGGTCCTTTTTCTTTTCGGTGCCCTCAATAACGCCAAAAGTCTGTGCTTTTGGTGCCGGAGCCTGTGCCGGAGCCTGTGTAGGTGACAAGTTAAATTCATCTAAACTAAGTATTCTTTCTGCCATTTTAGCTTACCTTGTAAAGTATTCTTGGCCATTTAGGCCCTGACGTTCAAAGATTGGCTGCCCATTATTATCGTACTTGCCGGTGAAGGTTGCGCCTGCTGGCGGGGTTGTATCTGCCGCAGGGCCGGCTGGAGCGTCAGAGAACACGCTGCTTAAATCAAGGCCGGGTATCGTAATGCTTTGAAGGCCCTCCTCAGTTTGAACCGTAGACTGCCGTGGCTTCGTTAAGATCGCCAAAGCAACTTTGTATTCTGGGGTTTCCTTCAACGCAGGATCTTTTTCTGCCTGAATCATTAGGTTCAAGGCCGCCGCCTCTACGCTTTTTCCTTTAAAGTAACCGCCGTTGTTCTTGAGCATTTCTATTTCATAATCAAAATTTGAATCCAGCATCTTTTCTTGCATCAATTTGCTGTCTGCTCTTTTCTTCTCAATGTCCGTATAGGCCATCTGCATTAGCTTGGTCTGCATTTCATCGGCGGTTACCCTGCGCTTTTGCGCCGCTTCGCTGAACAGGTTAAAGCCAGCCGCTAGGCCATATCCAACCGAAGAGGGGCGACCGCTTGCCGCCTGCTGAGTTAGGCCCTGAGACAAAGATGTAGCAAGGTCGTAAAAGTTAGCCCGACGTTGCTGTGGCATAAGCATAGATAGCTCGCTTGCACGCGTACTAATGTCGTCGTAAGTCGGTGCAGTGCGAGTCTTCTGTAGCTCTTCTAGCTTTTTAAAGTAATCTACTGTTGGATTAACCGTAGCCATGTTGTCTGCCTATGTTCTCGCTGGTTGAGGATAGTAGTATTGCGACGGCTGGTTGTTACCGCTCGTCTGACCAACAAAGTTGCCCACTGCACCCAAGGTGCCCAAGCCCGTTGCTAAACCAGCTTGCAACGCGCTTGGCGTTGGGGAGTAATTTGTGGTGATCTGGGAAGATCCACCAGCGCCAACGCCCAAGTTCATAAATGGCATCAAGGATTGGTACTGCGCCAAAGGAGCCTGCTGCGCTTGCAGCAATCCCGCACGTTGTGCGTCTAGCTGCTGCTGAGTCAGACCCTGCTGCATGTTACCCATATTCATCAGCGTGTTGGTATCTTGGTTGTTAGCATTTGAAACCTGACCGCCTAAGTTCTGCAAGAACCCGCCATAATTCTGCTGGGCTTGCAGTTGCTGT